ATCCCCATCGGTAACGACTTGTAGCGTGCCATCCAGCCCGCCAGTCCCAAAGGTCTTGAGAAGCTGTGGATAGCTAGTGCTGATGTTTTGTGTTCCAAGTGTGGGCATTTAGTCTCCTAATTAGAAAGGCGGCTTTTGAGGACATCCCAGGTCACTGAGCAGGCCAGCCCAATCAACCCAGCTACAGCCAGAAACTTAGTCCGCAAGTGTTCTAGCGCACTCAATCTATTAGCAACATCTGCGTAGTTTGCAAGTGAGGTTTCAACCATGGAGAAAAGCTGGATCTGACGCTCCTCTAACCTAGCCAAAGTGACCCGCAAATCAGATATCTGCTCGTTGCTCATTGCGACTCTCCAAGTATTTGAGGCTGACGGCTAAGTGAACCAAGGCGGCGGTAATCTCGTCCCGATCCCGCCCGTCCTGCACCATCTTGCGGATTGAGCGGTTGACTGATAAGAGGTGCTTGACTGAGCCGATATATTTTAGGCCGACGGAGCGGTTGTTGGTTTCCTCCGCGCACTTCCACGCCTCTTTGAAACAAGCGTAATCGTTGCCCGTCAGCAAGAATCGTAAACCAGTTCGTAGCATCCATGAGTAAATCCGCTTCATTTGACATTACCAGCGTCCGTGGCTGCTCCCATATCGGAATAGCGAGGCAGTACATTGCTGTCCGCTGGCTTGGGCGAGCAGGAGCAGAGCAATAGGGTGATGAGGAGGAGGGGCATTATCGCATTAGCCCAGTCATAATGTAATTGTTGTAGCACATTTCCAAATCAGATAATTGTTGTAGAGTCAGTTCTTGCGTTCCAAAATTTGCATAACCTATATACCCTTGAAATGTGGCTGATGAGCCTAGTTTAAATACTTGAGTTCCAGTTGCGTTTTTTGATGTGGCAAGTGTTGCGGTAACTAACTGGCCATTTATCATTTGCCTATGAACAGTAGCCCCCATAGAGGCTTGCAAAGATTGATAAGCAGAATTTCTATTGGTTGTAGTCCCTGCTGTTGGAAAATATGCCGCACCATTACGAGTGTAAAAAATATAAAACTGACTAGATGATGAATTGTTATATCGCAAATCAAAATAATTATCTTGAGCCGCTCCACCAGAATAGCTCATCGGTATTTGATTATCTGCAATTATCCTTGTCCTTGCACAACAACCCACTTGAAGAATAGTCGCGGCCACGGCCTGCGTGATTGAAGCACTGCCGTGGTAATCATTTCCAGCACTAGCGTAAAAAGTACCAAGATCAGACCAAGTTGGCGAACCAACAGCAGTAAGATCGTAAGCATTTTTTAGATCAAATAAAGTTGTCCCGCTTCCTTTATTGTGGCGAGAACGGCATAGATAGATCGAAGTCAATAGCGTATAAAGTCCGAGGTTTTTTAATTCTTTTACAAAATTATGAATGTCTATCTGCCCCTGTAAATCTGTGATGCCAACTCTTGATATGTAAGAAGCCGCATCGGCATCGGCAGTAGGAATGAAAACGCTAAAGGTTGAGCGATAAAGAGGCATCGCCTACTCCTAGCTGAGCGTCGTCACTTCAGCAGTTCCAGCCGTTGCAAAGATGCCACCAATCAGTCCAGTGTAGTTGAATGGAACTTCATAGTAGTCTCCAGCACTTAGTCTGGCCGTGAAAGCTGAGGTGCTTGCCGTTGCTGTGCCTAGCATAACGTGGAGGTTGCCTGGGCCAGAATTGAAGATGGTGCATCCCAGCCTGCCAGTGCTTGCCGTGGCAATCGTGCCGTAGCTAGTCGAGGTGAAGTCGGTCGGACCAGTTCCGCCAGTTGTGGCGTTGGGGGGCCTGAGACCATCAGCAACGTCGGCCTGGAGCGTGACCATTAGGGCCTCAATCGCCTCCAGGTTGTAGTTAATGCTTTGCGTACCGCCGGTGGCAGTACCAATAGTCTCCAAGATGCGGTTAGTTTGCCAGCCCATATATTTGTCCTTTTTAGTTTAACACGCTAGGTGTGGTTCATCAAGCGGCGGTGATGGTGAGGCTAGGTGACCAGCCAGTTGTAGGGATTATTCCGCTGGTGATTTGTTGTACGCTTGTATTGTCATAGTTTATTGCGACATTTCCATCACAATCATAAAGACCATAATACCTGTAAATCCAGTAACCACCTTCTAGTATTACAGAAACTCTGAATACAGTTATATTCACATTATCTGAATATGCCTCACAATAAATTTGACCTATATTAAATGAATATGCCTCTGTTCTGTATTCTGTGCTGTAAATTTTTGTTAAAGATATTGTCTGGCCTATATTTAAAGTATCAACAACATTGATCGTGTTTGTGGTCGCAACAACAATCCCGCTAGGCGCAGCCCCACCACTAAACGGAAGTTTTCTTCCGTTGTTTAGTCCAACATTAAGACTTAGCGAAGGCATAAAATCACAATGCAATCACCCGCCAAGGGGTAGAACCTTTGGCGGGTTGACTGCTAATTCCATTAGGCCGATTTGTAGGCAATCACTCGGCCAGTTCCAGCCGTAAAGCTGTTAAACTCGCCGTAGATGATATTGCCGGAACCAATTGATATACCTGTCAGCGTACCATCGTAATTTCCGCTGATAGTGGTAAACGTGGTGTCGGCAAGCATCTGTATTGCCCAATAGCCAGACGCAGCAGTTCCAGCAGTGCCAACGGTAAACCCGTTGCCACCCTGGAATTTATCTAAAGCGCGGGACATGATTACGCTGTGTAGAACGGAATCTTTACCGCTGTTCCGTTAACTTTGAGCAACAATGCGCCAAGGCTGGTAGCATTCGTGCTGAATGTTCCGCCAGTAGCTGTGCTGGTGATTTCAACTAACTGCGTTTCTTGGGCTGTATCAAGACGGAAAGGTCGGCTTTTGGCCAACGATTCCCTGCGCACATAATTGTCTGACATAGTTAATCTCCTTTGCGACCCCAAACACGTTTCACTTGATCCGCGCTAAAGTCGCTTTTGAACCTACTCCCAAGTTTTTGTTCTTGTTTGTAGTACCCCTTCATAATTGTTGATGTATTCGACAGCGTTGGATCGGTCGGGGATTCTCCCGTTCCAAATACTGTCAAACGTTGTGGCACAGTCGACCTTCTCAGATAGCTAGGGACTGAATCCCTCTTAGCAACCGTTTTCTCCAGTTCAACGACTGATCCGTTACGGGTGTCGGTGTACTGGTAGATCGGCATTAGCTGTAGCTTTCCTCGTCGGCTTCCTCTGCCATCTTACGCATTTTATCCTCTTCGGACATCTCTGACTCTTCATCTACTTCAGCCATCGGCTCTGCTTCCGCCATCGCATCATTGATGCGGACGAATACAGTATCGCCGTCAACCTTTTCGACTGTGCCAGTGAGTTCCACCGAGTCACCCGCCTCTGGAGGGGTCATCTCGCCTTCACCACCATCCATCTCAAGCATGGACATAGGCAAGCGAACAAGACCTTCCTTGGGCATAGATTTCTCGCTGGAAGAGGCTGGGGAGGTTTTACCCTCCCCAGCTTTCCGAGGACCCATACCGATTACTAGCATGGCTCCCATATAGATAACTTAGGCGAAGTTAGACTTCGACCAGACAACGCGATAGAACGCAGGGTTCAATTGCTTCGCAGTATAGAAGGTTTTGAACGATGCGATGGTGCGCTGACCGTAGATGTCCGACTTGTCAGGAGCATCGAGGATTGTGACCTTAGGCGCGTAAGGCGAGCCAGTGGCCGCAACCGCTGTCATGTGAGGCACGCCGAAGGCTTGCCCACCGAGAACGATGCTTGCGTAGTTGGAGCCGGTTGCCTCGGTGTTTACACCGTAAGCAGCAGTACCAGCCGTTAAGTTGTTGGTGGTTTCGATTACGCTCACGCCGAACAGACGACCGACTTCACCTTTGTAGATGGCATCAGGGGTGCTGTAGGACGAAACGCGAAGGAAGTCATCGTCGTTCATCAAGTCACGGGTGACCTGAGGAGGAGCAACGAGGACGTAACCATCTTTGATCTTAGGAGCGCGGTTGACCTTGAGGGCAGTCGCGGCATCCAGAAGATCCAAAGCAGTCATCGCGGCGTTAGCCGTGGATGCACCTTGGAAGTTGGTTCCGTTGGTTCCGTTCTGTGCGTAGCGCACATAGGACGACGTGGAGACAGTCGTACCAGCAGTCGTGGAGGCAGTCGTGTTCAACACCAACGCGCGGTGCGAGAGGGTGTCGGCATGGAGAGCTGCATCTTCACCGAGTTGCTTAGTAGCCTGGGCCAAGTGATTGAATAGCTCGGTGGCCAGCAATACGTCGGTGAGGACGATGCTAGATCCGAACTGTTCCAACGTGGCTTCGACCGTGGAGAGGGTGAGCTGACGCTCGCCCGTACCAGCAGTAGGACTCGTGCCTTCCGCAAGCGAGACGATTGAAGCGATGCTGGGGTTATCGAATCGGAAGAAACGGACGGTTTTGTTGCCGCCAGTTTTCGTCGGATACGGAACCTTTTGGGCAAACTGCTCCATCTGGAGCAAGGGGATTTGCCTCTCTAAGAGTGACTTTGAGAAGAAGGCCTGAAACTGTGAAGAGACAGAGCCTGTAGTAACATTAGCCATTTTATTTTTCCTATACCACTAACCTGTCAAACTCCCATCCTGTCTGCTTCCGCTGCCATTCGTAACAACTCCTTTTCCTGTTCATTGCTGGACAGTTCGTGAAACTGTTTCTGTCGGGCGGGTGCAGAAGGCTGACCGCTTGCCGGTGTCGTGGCCTTTCTAAGTTGAGCCAATTCTGACTCATACTTTGCAACCTTCTTTTCCAAATCGGAGGCGGACTCCGCTTTAAGCCTAATCTTGGCGATGCCCACCGCATCCTTAATCCCCGCTGGGTAGTTACGCAGGATGGCGTGGTTCTGTAGCATCTCCGATACCGCCTTGTAAAGTTTGGTGGAAGAGTCTTTGAGATCGGGGTTAGCCTCGACCTCTTCGTAAAGGTTCTTGTCCCAGGCGGACTTTAGCTCGCCTTTGACATTCTCCTCTTGCTCTTTCCTGTACTCAACCTCAATCTCGCTGGCTTTGTTTTCAGCGAGTTTTGCAAGATCATCGCGGCCTTCATCACGGTAGCTCTTTGCTGCTTCCCGATAATCTTCCGCGCTAAACTTGCGAGTTGAAGTTTGTTTCTCCTGCGCAGCAGCTTTTCCAACCGAGGCCTGGGCGGCTTCCCGCTCGGCCTGCAACTTGGCTTTCTCTGCTCGCAGTGTTTCCCATTCCTTTTCAAGACGCGACTTTGCTTTCTCATATCGTGTTGGCTTCTTTTCGGAAGCCGACTCCGACTTGG